CGATCTTTGCGCTCGCTTTCCTCGTCGGCGAGGATAGTGCTGTCCGTTTCGATGGATACGGTGGATACGCGACGGGCCTCGTTCTTCAGCGCACTGACAGCCGCTTTAAAGATGCTAAAGCGTTGCTGCGCGGCGGGATCGGCCTGCATTTCTTCTGGTGTCGGAATATCGACACCGGAGAACATGGCAATAGTCTCAATACTACAATGCTCTGCGATCACCTCGCCAGCGATGGCGATAATATCACGCGCAAATCGCTGTACTTCCTTCTGCATCTTCTTGACGCGTGCGCCAGCCCAATTGGCCTTCAAGTTCTGCGCGCCGAGCGTTTCGGATGCCTTGGATACGCCTCGTACAATGTCCGAGAAGCCCGTAACCTCGTATATCTCCTGCTTGCAGATTTCCCGTGCCTGCTGCAACTGCACAAGGCACGCTACTACCGTGTCAATCGGGAGCCAGTCTACGCTCCCTTTCAAGCCGCCGTTTTGGGCGTACATAGCCCACTGATCGACGCCGATCATACGGTTGCCGGACGCGGGGTTGAGTACGTCCGCAAGCTTGGTCATGGAACCATCGTAGATACCGACGACACGCAACGCTTCGCCGAGCAGACGAATACGCTTGGTTAGTATATTAAGCGTTTCGGCCTGCGACTTATACTGAGAATAGAACGCACGGGGGACGAAAGTACGCGTATTTGATATAGCCCGGATCGGACGCGGGCACGGGAAGAAGTTCTTTAGCTTTAAAGGGTCTTCAACCTCGTCTAGCAGGTCTTCGGCGTAGCTTTCGGAGAACCAGTACGCTTTGCGCGTACGAATGTCCCAAATCTCCCAAATTTCGCAGGTTTCGGACGGGTTATCCTCGTTACGGCCAGTAGCCTCACGGGTGGCGTACACCAGCATATCGGCCTTTTTCTTGCCGAAACGCTTTGTAGCCTCTTCTTTCGTAAGCCACAGTCTGCGGGATACCCACGGTACCGTCTTCCAGCCACGGGATACGCCAACCATCCAGTCGGACCAGTACACATAGTCCAGCTTGATGCGCTCGTCAAGGAGTTCTTGTACCGGCTGCCCCTGTCCGTCCAGCGTGGGTTCTCCGTCCGCGTTCTTCATATCGCCGAACGTAGGCTCGTACCGTACCCATGCGGTACCGATACCAGGAAGCAGGTAGTCTTCGACCGCGTTCTCCATGATTTCGTCGAAGTCTTCTTCTTCGATCAAGTACGCGAGACAGCCTTCCAGCAAATCTGCGGACATACGCAATGGTGCCGGGGCGCTGTCTTTGTGGCGAAGCTGCACGCGCGGTACTGGCCGTTGGGCGTACAGGTTCGGCTTGATAGTTTCGGTGGACGAGTACAGAATATTGTACTTATCCTTGTAAGCCGCGTCCGCGCCATCGGACTTTTGCAACCGATACGCGTCCGTTACCTGCTCGCCGGCATCCCAAAACGGTTTAAAGCGCTTCTTCGCTTTTTCCAGTTCTTGCTGCCAGTACGAACGCCGGTTAGTGGTCGCTGCGTCGGTTGTCTTAGCCATCAGTACGCCTACTCTTCTAAAGAGGCTTCGTGGGCCTCCCAAAGGTCATTCATGGTCGCGTGCTGCAAAAGCTTGATGCTTATGTCAGCAGGGCCAGCGGGCCTAGGACGCCGCCACGGGCGCGACATGAGGCCATATCGCAGGGTGTCCGGTGCATGGTCCTCCCCATCCGTATCGCAGTCCTCAGGGTCGTTCAAGTCGTGCTGTAGGGCGGGCAGGGTGCGGATCGTGTGAACACACACCGAGAAAAAGTAAATCATCGGCGTACCCACGCCGTTGTTAACCTCCGGGTCGCCATCTATGCCGCACAAACGGTCCCGCGTAATATCCCAACCACCCGTACGGTTGTTATCCGCCTTGCGGAACATTACCTGTTCGACAGCCATACGCTCAGCGTACGACGGACCAGAATGGTTGCTAAACGCGCTAGGGTCGAGTACGCCGTATGTTACCTTGTCGCCCCTCTCCGCCCGTTTTATCTCCTGCGCTACCCTATTGGCGCTCCACCGCAAGCCCACGTTCGGGGTACCGTTCCACCCGTACAGTTCGCGGTACACCACAAGCGCGCCTTGGGGTATATACGGCCCGTTCTCGACCTGATAACCGTCGCTACACACTGCAAACCACAGTACACAAAATGGAGTGGCCGAACCCCAGTCCATACTCCTAAAGCGCAACCAGTGGGCGGGGATTTTAAAGGGCGCCAGTACGTGCCGCTGGACAGAAAACTCAGGGAAGTACGCGCCGGTGATTACGGACCAGTCGCCCTCAAGCCACGCACGTACCAGTTCGGGGCTACCGAGTTCACGTAGACGGGCGATATATCCCGGATCGTTTTCGAGCAACTTCTTATTGTCGTATACCTTGGACGGTATAAACATTTTCGTAGTGATAGTACCGTCTTCGTCGATGTTCTGGATAAGTTCCATTCCGGTCGGAGCCGGATCGACAAAGTACGCCTTGACAGCGTGGTGGCCTACGCCGCCGGGGTTAGCTGAGCAACGGATACGTTTAAAGGGAACGCCATGCGCAGAACGCAAGCACGCCTTCATCTTCTTGTACGAATTTAGATTGGGCCAGTTAGTAAGTTCATCCCAGCCGATCCATGTGTACTGGTGGCCCTGATACTTGTCGCAGTCGCTCTCGCTGTCAACATGGCGCATCTTTAAAGTAGCGCCGGACGGGAAAACGAAGGTCTTGTCAGCTACCTTCCACACCGCGCCAAGCGGCCCATATATTTCCTTGGCGCGGGTGATAAGTTCTTCGAGTTCCGGGTACGAACGCCGGAAAATAATACCGCGCCATATAGGGCCTAGGTCAATATCCTGCATGAAGTCGCCTAGCAGGAAATCGGACTTACCGCCGCCACGCGCGCCGCCGAACATTAGTTCGCCAACGAACTGCGCTGCGGCTGCTAGTGACTGCGGGCCGGGCTGCGGCTCCCAAATACCGGGGCCTACGTTAGGCTTATCCCCAAGTACCGCATTACTAGCAGAAACGATGCTCACGGACGGTAGGCCCACACCAGTATGGCCAACAGTACCATGCCGACGAACACGCTCATACAGATACCGCTTTTAAAGCCATCATTCCAAGCGACTTGTTCGCGTATCGCGGCTTCCGCACGCGTGATAAACTTGTCCCGAAACCTCTCAGTCATAGCGCAATACCTCCAAAGTCATGTACAGGCGTAACGTCCACGTACTCAGCCTCTTCCGGCGCTGGTAGCTGCGCAGGCGGCGGGGCCAGAGTACGCTCTTTCATGGCCATCCACTCTTCGTAGTTCGACGCGCGCGGCATGACATTGGCGATATTCACCGTGATGCCACCACCTACGGCCTCAGCCCCCGGCTTGAACTCGTCTATCTTTGCCTTTAAAAGCGTCTGTAGTAGGCCGTCCGAATAGTTGGTCTTCGTACCCACCACATCGCCTTGGTAGTATACGTCTTCCTCGACGCCGTTGACCGCCCGCTTGATCGCTGCGCTCACGAGGCCCTGAGTACCAACTTGCTCGGCTTCTTTTAGCCGGTCGCGTACCTTCGCGTCGTCCTTGAGCCAAGTACGCACAAAAATTAGCGACACACCGACAGCTTTACAAGCCGCCAGCATATCGCCGCAATTCTGCTGTAGTTCGGCCTCTAGCCGCTCTAGTGTCTGTTCGGTGCGCATAGAAAAACCCTCGACAGCCCGTTAAAGCCATCGAGGGTTCTTTTGTCAAGCCACTAGACTAGCTGCCAGTGGTACCTTGAAAGGAGCAGTAGATTGCCCCCGTCACGCTCGCGGTGACTGCCGCGAACTCCACCAGAGTGTTCGCAGTACTCTTGAGCGGCGGGTTGAAGTTCAGCGTGAAGCCGCCCGTCAGGCCGCCGGTACTGATCTTGCTGCGCCACATGGCCGTACCCGCTGCACCGTCGCGCAACTCGATCTCCGTCGCAGTGCCGAGGGCTTCCGACCAGCACTCGCCCGACCAGATGTAGTTGCGTACGCCCGCGCCCGCTGCGGCTGTGACCGTTTGACCAACCGTAGTATTCAGCAGCCCGCCGGTCGGCGGAGTATACCGCCAGAATGACGCGGACAGCCCCGGCAGCGTGACCGTACCGTTCGCGTCCCCGCGCTGGCGATCCCAGTTGGTGCCGTTAAATACGCGCCCGCCAGAGTATACGTTGAGCGCCACGGGCGCGGTCTGGTTGTCCGCAGCCACCTGCGAAACGGCTGCTATGGTGCCCGAACTGATGATGGATACGCCAGTACCCTGCTTCGTGCTGCCGGTTGCCGCCTCGGTGTACGTAGTCACGGTCTGCGCATACGCGGAGGTAGTCAGGTTGGCGAATGCGAGCGCGGCAAGCGCAAGAATGTATTTCAAGTACTTCATTGTAATGGTTCCCTATTTGCTAGCTGGGGACTGAGTGTGTGGGGTTTGTGCCTGAGTTTGTCAAGGCCCGTGGTCGCCTCAGCAAGTAATATACTTTAAGGCCCGTACTTAACTTTCCCGAAATAATTTACAAAAATACTAACCGTAAAGTACGAAACATGATGTACGAAATGAAAAGTACAAAACATGATGTACGAAATGAAAAGTACGAAACATGATGTACGAAATGATTTTAAAAAATATTGTTGAGTTAGTATCAGGTACAAGTACACCCCGGCCTGCCGCTCGACCCGGTGGCGGGGCGAACAAACCCAGAACGAAACGGGAACAGACGGGGAACAAACGGTTTGGCACGGTTCTTGCATGGGTACGGGCATTTAACATAATGGCACTTATCAACGCGGCACAAGCACTGAGCAAGTAGCTTTAAAGTATTTATCGGGGCGAAGTACTTTAAATCGGTTTGTTACAGTTATAGACCATGCATTCAGCCTATGCCCCCTGCCGCCTCAGTACTATTCGTTTAGTACTACTCATTTAGTACTTACGTCGTCCTTCCGTTTATTCATCCATACCCCTATGTATATATAGGCTTACTTCCCCTTATATAGTTGCAGGGGTCTAGGCTATTCTCAGGGGGTATAGAGAGGTGCTTGCTTATATAGACGTATCCATTTATTTACAGGATGCTGACACCTCGGGCTATGATTGAAGCCACTGAAAAGACAGCATAATTTGCCACTAGTGCCCTTGCTCCTCCCCGAACGGCTGAAAGCAGGCGCTTTGTTTGGAAAGGCCACCTCAAATGCCCCCTCCCCTTGCAACTAAACGCCGCCCCGCATTACCCCTTAGACCATGGCTTCGTAATACTTCGTGGGATATACTTGCGCGCGATACTGTATTGCATGTTGATCTATTCGCATACGCTGGCGCGGATACTCTATTTGCAATTCGGTACGCGTTCGGGGGGCAGAATGTTGTGGCCTGCGATTGGGTACGCCACAACGGGGAGTACTTAGCGGAATGCAATGCACCGGATGCATTGCCACCTGTACTGTATTGGGCGCGTGATACTAACGGTATCTTTGCCCCCGCGCATCGCGCGCTAGTGAACCGTGCGCAGCACAATGCTAGTACGCTATTGCATTCGCTTGGTACTAGCGCGCCCCTCTCAGTGCATTGCCATTACGTACGTGTGACCGACGCAACGCCATGGCCACGCGGGTTTGTGAACCATTACCGAGAACCGGGGAAG